TCTCTGATTATGCTGTTGCAGTAACCAATGAGCCTGACCGTTACTCATATTACTTCCTACTGCCGCGATATTGTCTGATAGCTGCTTCAATCCCTTATTGGGATCTGAGTACCCAATCATATCGTCAATCATGGCTTTGAATGCCTTAGTACGGGAATCATATGCCTGAGTCAGATAGGAAGTAGTTTGTGCTTCAGAAAGTTGGAGTGTTTTAGAAGACTCATTGATCTTTGCTACTAACTCATTTTGCTGACGGTTGAACGTTTTGATACGAATATCGCCTTCAGATATGCCAATCTGAGATAGTGATTGTTCTAAGTTCTTCTGTGCCTGAACTCGTTTAGCTTGAGCCTGTTTCGCTGCCGCTTCTGCCTTCTGTGCTGCTGCTTTAGCTGCTGTATCTGCTTTCGCCTGATTTACCCAACCACCTGAGACAGGCTTCGGTTCATCAGTACCTGGCTTACTGGTATCTTTATGCTTTTCATTCCACTCTTTAGTACCGAATACTGTAGAGGGATCTACCCCATCAATCTGTCGAAGTACTTTAGCTATCGCGTTATCGCCACCGTAATAGAAGTTACGGAACATTTGCATGAAATCAGTCTTAGACCAATCCTTGTTCATTAAATCGAATAAGGTTTGAATATCATCGAGTGTAGGTGCAAGTGCGTTAGCTTTCCAAAGTTGGAATGTAGTACTTAGATTAGTAATCTTTGCATCCCAATCTGCAAACTTCTTTGCATTCTCATCAGTTAATACAGCGGTTTGTGAATGAATACCATTCATCAAATCGGCAACATCATTGTACTGCTTAAAAGTACTAATCAATTTACTACCATCACTCGCCATTGTCTCAAGGGCGTTAGTGATTTCGGCATTGTTCTTACCTGCCTTTTGCATTGTATAGAATGCTGTAGCAAGTGATTTAATACCGCCGTCTGTCTGATTTAAGTACTTATTCAAGTCCTGTAGGTTAACACCGTAAGTTTTGAGATCTTCTGCTGGCCCACTACCATCACGAAAAGCATCACCCAAATGATCGAGTACATCACGATTAATATCCCCAAACTTTTCAACATCAAAACCAACACCATTAAACGTTTTTTGAAGTTGTTGTAATTCAGTTACCGTTAATCCTGATGCCTTACTTACTTCGTTGTACGTCTTGACGAATTCATTACTTGAATCAATTGCAGAATAGATACCACCAACTAATAATCCGGCCGCACCCGCTACACCAAGAATACCAGTATTGAATCCCTTGAACCGCTCTGTCATTTCTGCAAATTGAGTAGTGAAACCACCAAAAAGATCATCAGACTGTTGTCCGAATGTTTGAAGCGAATTTGCACCTGTTGCTAAAGCACGCTGAAGTCCCGTAACATTACCCGTGACTTCAAAAATCATCTGTTGCTTATTTTTTGCCATTCTTCTTACCCTTTAATGCAGCATCTTTAATACTTTCTGCAAGTGCATTAAAGTTGCGTTTTTGTTCTTCTTCTTTTGCCTTTGCTGATTCTGATGCAATTTGCTTAGTACTTTTATTACTGAGCAACCCAAAAAGATCCCAATCGTTTACTTTGGCCTTCTTCATACCCTGCTCTGTAAGATTTCCCGATGACATTAGAATTAGATGACAAAGATTCGCATACCTGATTTGATCTACCCTTGCACCATTAGGTTCTATAACTGCATCATAAATTAGTAGTGCTTCAAATAGTTCTGGATCAAGCTGATTAAGTTCTTCCGGCGACAAGCCCCGCTTGTGTATCATTTTTAGTGAAAAGTTGATGCGGGGATCACCGGTTCTTATTTTTTTTCTACTTCATCCTGCGTAGTTTCAGCGTTCCACAACTCCAGAGCTTTCACATAAATTTCATTGGCTAGTACTGTATCAATCTCATTGATATCAACCTTTCCAGCCTCTTCACCGTCGGCGAAGACGTGATAACCTGTTTCATCAGTAATACAATGGATTAGAGTACTTTTAGCAGTAGTACATTTCTCAAGATCACTAAGCTTTGGGCGATGTGCGTATAGTTCAGTACCATTAGTGAGAGTGATCTTATGTAGTTCTGGCTTTAAAGCAGATTTTAGTTGTTCTAAATTCATCGAGTAATCCCTTATATTATGGTGTTACGTCGATTAGACCGCTATCTACCGGGCCGCCATCTACTGCAAAGGTAAACTCACGTGTTACTACTGAATCTTTATCGCCAGCTAATTGATCGCCAGATACGAATCCGTTATAGACCACAAAGAAGCCATCAGTCTTAGTAGCATCCTGGAAGTACTCAAGTTTTAGCTGAATACGAGTTTGGTTTTCATTTGCTGCCACAAGTTGTGAATGAACTTCATTATCTGCAAGGTAATTAACTGTGATCGAAATGTCTGCAACTGCTTTAGTACCCAATAGCTTACGATTGTATGGACTGTTGAAGGTAACCACATCAATAACTGTTGATGTACCGCCAGAAGTGGTGAATGAAGCGAGTTCTGAAATTTCTGTAAATGTAGTACTAATGGTATTTCCAGCAGTACCGATTGATGCACGAATATTTGCACCACTTTGAATATCAAAAGCCATTTAAAATCCTTATAAAGTAATAGTACCGAATTCCTTTCAGTACTTTCTTGTTTATTTATCGTGTTGAGGAGGTGTCTGATGAAGTTTCGGCATTACCTTTCATCGCATTGATTTGAGATTGAAGATCTGCAATCTGAGATGTGAGAGTTTGAACGGAAAGGATTAAATCAGAAACTAATGCCGTTTGATCTACATTTAGTACTGTGAATGTATTTCCATCTTCATCTACTGATTCACCACCCTCAAACGTGTACATCGAATCTACTTCTGCTAATTGCTGTGCTACATATCCACGGCAACGGCGTCCACTTGCATTAAGTGTAAACTCAACTGAACCAATAGTGTTTATTCTGTTTAATGCACCGTCTGGTGTTTGAGTGAAATCAGATTTTAAACGCATATCTGATCCAGAATATTGCAATTCACCTAGTGGTGAAAATGTTTGACCGCCAGCACGCATGAACCAGTTATAGTCTGAACTAAAACCATTCAAGTTGAATATTAGTTGGTGATAATTACCAACATATTCTTGCATATACATTACACCATAAGCACCCAAAGAATCCCCGTTTGCACCACGAGTGTTTAAACGTGATTTAAGGCCAGGTGCGTTGAGGAATGATCCAGTAGTTGCAGAAGCGGGTTGAGACCATACAGTCATAGCTCCATTAGTGTTAATTGATGCATTGGTAGTTAGAAGTCCATTAATTGTAGTCGCACTACTAATTGTACCGCCCGTTTTACCGTTGATACTGGTATATCCGGTTTCCGATTTACTTAACAACTCACCACCAGTACTAGGCAATGTCCATTCAGTATTGACTACTGAAGATCCAGTACTATCAACTAATCCAAATGCTACGGATTTAGCACCACCACCAACTACTTTACTTCGCATACGTGCTACTAAGTAATCTGCACCATTTAATTGCAATGCACTTCGTGAGTCACCACCGTAAACAACTGCACCAGTTGCCGGGGCTGCTGTTATGCCGTTAATTACGTTGAAGTTGGTATTTGAGGCACTGAATAATCCATTTACACGGATAAGCCAGATACCCTTTACTGAGTTTGGGCGTACTTCTGTAGTCGAATCTCGTCCATAGGCTGTACTTGAACGGTTAGCATCAATACCTGTGCCACCTGTATAGTTACTATTGAAGTTTGATGTCCAACCGTCTTGAGTACTTCCTGTTGTATTTGAAGTGCGGTAAAAAGCACCAGATAAAGCATCTGTATTGAAATGCGTTCCCGGTGATGCTCCATTAGCAAGAATATTAAACGCACCAGTAATGTTAGGTGCAGCACCCCAACGAATGACACCCGCACCACTACCCGTATTCGCTACTGTACCGTCACCACGAAGGAACAAAGCAGGGATTGAATTTAGAGTACTGTCAGTTGGATGAACCCATACACCGTTAATGTCTGGCATACGGAAAGTTGTTGAACCATCACCAGTAGAGTAAACACCACGGCTTGTAGGTGTAGCCTGCCATGCAGTATCAGTATTACTGAGGAACACGCCAGTACTGATAGCGTTCCAGATATCCGGGTAATCAGCACGCTTAAGTAGTTGTCCGTCTGCTGCTACATGCCCTGCTGGTAATGCTGCACGTGTACCATTAAACCATTCAACAGCACCCAGGAAGTTATTCATCACCCCGTTGAGCGTTGCACCGTTCGAACCACCACCAGCAGTTGCTGCTTGGAGTTGTCTTAAAGTAATTGCATCGCCATCAGCCTGACCATCACCACCTAAACGCAATGGACCAGAAAGTGCAGTCATTGAAGTAATGTCAGAGTTACTACCAGATTTTGCCGCACTTATATTTGTACGAATAGTACCCGGAACACCTTCACTTAGGTTATTTGCAATGCTGAATGAACCAGTATCAGTACTGTACAATGCAACATCTGCCGATAATGGCTTTCCGTTAATTGTTCGTGTTACGGGTACTGCTTCAGCTTTTGAATAAACACTGAGATTTGTTCGTGTAGTTGCCGCACTTGATACATCAGACAGATTTTTACTGGCGACTAACTGTACAGCATTCAAAACGGCGTCAAGCCCTACATCTGACTTGTTCAGTACTATATCGCTGGATAAAGTTTTGCCATTAACCTTCGTAGAAACGGGTACAGAACCTGTATCAGTACTAGATAAGGTTACATCCATCGATAAGGGCTTTCCGTTGACTGTACGTTCAATAGGTACAGAACCAGTATCAGTACTGGTAAGGTTGACATCTGCCGATAGTGGTTTGCCGTTAACGGTACGAGTGAGAGGTACAGAACCGGTATCACTACTGGATAGTGTGATGTTAGTACTTAACGCCTTCCCATTAACGGTACGGGCCATCGGTACATAGTAGGTATCGTTCTTACTCTTACCGGGTAGCTCTGTCCAATCGTGATCGGTATTTTTGATGTACAGGCCAAGATCACCTACTTCAGGCATTGCAAGTTGTGCGGTCTGTTCGCCACCATTATCAACATAGGCAATCCCCCCCATATCAGCACTGATAGGGTTATCTTCGCGTTGTGCTGGTAATTTGATAAAACTATTACCCGTGGGATTTACTGCTTCGTAGTGTGGTGTCGTTTCACCGTCAGAACCAACACCAAAATCACCAACGTGTAGTGTTGCAGGATCAGTAGCTGTTCCACGGGCAATGAGATCTTCTGCCGTGAAGGTATAGGTGCGGTTATAGATCTCATTCTGATCTGCACTGTCCTGGAGACCACTGATGTAGCCCCCAAGAATTATGTAATGTTGATCTAGTGAGTCCTGAGATTCGTATAGAGATACTTTGATTTGGAAATTTTTACCATTAGCATATGCTGTATCAAGGTACTTATGTGATTCATTATCTGCAATGTAATGGACAACGATTGAAACTGAATCGATTGAAAGATTACCTGCCAGTACCGCGGCGTATTCTTCGTTGTATGTTTCAATGCTGGTAGTACTAGAATTTAGTTTTACTTGTGGAAATTTACCTAGCTGGTCAATATTCTTGTAAGCAATGTTGTTTGGCTGAACGTTATCTGCCGCTTCATTGTAAAAGATGTAGGTATTTCCACCATGAAAGATGGATGACATTAATTTACCTCGATATGTAATTCATTTGAACTGTTAACATCAAGGTATTTATTCCACTGGTGGTATCTGTGTCCTCTGCAATGGAAAGTACTGTAATAGTACTCACATTGATTTGAAGTTCAGTACTGAAAGACCTCTGGAAATCTACAGTCCTAACTAAGTCATATACTTGCACCATGACATCCTGTACTTTAGATTCATCCTTTGAAGTACATGCAATATCCATGGTTAGAGAACTGTAGTTTTGAATACCAAAGGGAATGTTTTCATTTTGTTCTAATAAGTTGGTTAGTATTAAAATGTACTCACCTGCATCCTGATTGATTGTTTCTGCTTTTCTTACCTGAAGTCCTAACGAAAAAAGGGAATCACTGACATGATTCTTAATTTTGATTAAATTCATGTGCTGGACTCCCGAAAATAGACATTGTTGATTCCTGATAAGTCATCAACAATGTTATAGACAACCTGAAGTTTCCCCTGGTACGTGAAAGTACTGGAATAATCCATCAAGCCTTTTTTAGTTGTAAGGTAGGTTTCTTGCGTTTCAACGAAGCCTTCAGAAGTATCAATAGCTACTGTTTGTGATTCGAAGATAACGTTAAGTTGTGAACCATCAGTAAGTACCAATGGTTCACCGAAAGTATCAATCAGGACGTTTAACTGTGAAGTAGTAAACGCCCTCATGATTATGGCGTCACTGTTAGTACGTAGAATGATTCCTTACGAGCCACTTTAGTATCCATGGTCGCCCATACACGTAGATATAGACCGCCACGATTACGGCTGGTTGTGGTATCACGATCAAGTTCTACATCAGAACCCCATTGTGCAATTACGATCTGGCTGAAATCACCGAGGATTACCTGACCATCTGCAACTAGGGTACTTTCTACTACTGGAATCTCACCCGCTAATAGTTGTGCGTCACCCTGACCTTCTACGAGGAACTTAGCAGCGGTATTACCCTTCACAACTTGCTTACGTAAGGTTGCACGGGTAGCAGGACTCATTACAGCAACAACAGTACCTGAAGCTACGTTCTTAGAACCTAATACACCCATTGCATCAACTACAGAATCAAAATCGATGGTCGCTACAGCAGCGGTATTGCCAGCGGCTACGGCTTCACTAACTACATTGGCCATAACATGCTTTTCGAGCTGAGAAGCAGCACCTTTGATCATTGCATCAGTAGTGTAACGTTCAGCCGCTGCACTTGATTTCATCATGATACGAGTTAGGTAAACAGAACCAGTAAAGTCTGAAGGTTCTAGAGTTACCTTACCGAATGCTGGAGTCGCTTCAGGTGAAGTACCATCTTCTGCTACGAAACCGAATGAATCGGTGAAGTCTGCATTTAATGCAGGTAGAGATAACTTACCGTCACCCTCAAGACCTGAAATTACCGTAATTGGGAATTTAGCCAGGATTGAATTAGCACGAAGAATATCGATATATGAATCATAAGCGATAGTTTCTTGAATTAGGTTTGCACCCGTAGTTGTATTCACAGCACGTAGAGCGGTTGCAGGTACTTTAACGCCGCGAGTACCCATATCTAAGCCTTCGACCTCAGCGTCAAGATTAGACATTGCACGAATGCTGTTAGATAGAGAAAATTTATTTTCCATAATATTAATATCATCCTTGATAGGTTGTTTCATTTGACGCTTAAAATCCTCAACGCTAGTTCCTTTAGCAATTGCATCAGATACGTCTATTTTGAGTACGCGAGCCATACCGTTCAGTTCGGCAATGCGTTGTTCTTCATCTGTATTTATTAACTCTGCTAATTCAGACTTAACTTCATCGATAACTTCTTCAGCAGTACTAACTACTTCAGAAATAACCTCTTCAAATTCTTCTACTACTTCATGTAATTCATCTTGAAGTACTTCAGTAATTGACTCATCTGGTGTTTCTACGACTAATTGCTGTTCTGATTCTTGAGTACTAACTGGTTCATTAGTATCTAAAGAGCGTCCTACACCAACGAAATCGTCAGCAGGTACAGATACCATTGAAATCTCGTAAGGTGCCCAATTGGTAACAACGAGGTTATCGCCATCGATTTGATAATCATTGATTTCATAACCCACAGATACTTTACGTAGAACACCTTCTTTAACCTGTGAGTACTTTTCATCACCCATACCAACAGATGAGAAACGTACTAGGGCACGTCCTACACGATCTGTATCAATACTGGCGTCTTCAACAACACCAATGTGTTGATTAAAATCGTGATTGAATAGTAGTGCTGCACCATTGTTAAGACGGGAAAGATCTACGGCTTCAGAGGTATGAAGTAAGATTTCCTGGTAATCCTTACCATTGATAGTACGGGTTACGGGTGTTTCACTTGAGAATGCAATTAGTACTTCACGATTATCATTCGTCGGTAGCGTCTGTACTCCCATCTCCCGTTTTTGTTTCTTCATCACTTCCATGTGATTTTTCTTCCTCAATTTGTTTAAACACTACATCTGGCGAATACCCCATTTCGTGAATAATTTGTTGTTTGGATTTAAGCCCTGCATCGAGTAATAGAATTTCGTATTGAGCATCTTTCGCCGGATCTATTGAGATAGTTTTTACGGGAATATAGTGAGCAACCACGAGATCTTCAAAATCGCTGAATCGACCTAACTTACTATTATTTAGCAATTCATTAGCAAGCCAGTTAGAAAAGATTTTCTTGAGTACTCGACTAATGAGTACATTACTTCTCGTTTTAAATGTGGTTTGTTGTAAACGGTCTGCTAACTTTGCTGCCGAGAAACTGGCATTGCTCGTATCACCCATTAAATTCATTTTAGTTATACCTAATGACATACTAATTTGGTTCATTAAGTTATTAACGAATGAGTCAATGCCATCAACGCCAGCATTTGGATTTACGCTTTTAATATCTTGTCCAGGATTAAGTTCATAGATGCTTCCTGCTTCTAAGTACTCTACGTTCAGACGAGTTTCATCTTTATCATCAAGTTCATAATCTGATTGATTCGCGTTAGTAATGAAGGCGGTAGTACTTGCTGCTACTTTCTTACTTACTAATGTTGCCTGGATGTATTCCTGTAGCTCTTGTAGTACTTTCTGACCTGCAAACAAATCAGGTATACCGCGTTCCTGATTAGGAAATTCAGGTATGTAGTAGTGAATTATCTCTTCTGCCGATACTCGTTCATACGCACCAGTATCAATCTGGTAGGTAATTGGGTTATAGTTATGTATGTAGTAAGCAATTGGTTTACGTGTAGTACTTTCAAACTCAACACTGTTTGAGTAGTAGCCAGACTTAGTTAAACCGAAACGTGTATTAACTAGGCGTGCAGCATCGATGATCTCGTACTGATTACCACGAATACGAATGAAGCATTCACCGTCTCTAGCTCTTGTCTTCTCAACTACCTGTTGAAACAAATCAAGACTTAATTGCCCGTCATAACTGAACTGGTCTGGATCGTCGGCATAACGATAGAATAGTTTTTCGATTAGCTGATTAGTTTCGCTGTTATCAGTACCAGGTACGCCAATTTCCACATTGGGTTTAACTGTAATCCCGTCTGCACCAACTGTACCGTCTGCACACTTCTGTATGTAATTCTTTGCAATTGGGTTGTTTAGGCTTAGTTCACGTGATTTGTTACGAATATGAGTTAAGGTATACTTCAGTACTGAATTGATGTCTGTACTTGCTACACCAGTAACTCCAAAATCAATAACGGGTTTGTTACCATTTGTGATTGAACGTTTTAAATCTTTATTACCAATCTGTTTTTCTTGCGTAAGCTTCTTTGGTTTCGGTACTTCCTGTACCTCGGCCTTCTTCCTTGAAAACCACTTCATTTTATCTTCCCCTGAGTACCGTCACACTTTTGAAAACTCCCGATTTATCACGGATTCTGTTAACCTTCTTCACGTACATTGCACGTAAAGATACGAGACTATCTAATGATGAATTGATAATTGTCTTATTATTAATAGTAATTTGGCTAACTGCATTCTTCGCACGGTCTTCAAGTACCTGATCAATTTCCTTAATCATTGTTAGGGCATCGTTTAGAGCATCACTTGAAGCCAATGGATCGATAATTTCAACCTGCGAGATCGATATAGTGCCATTGGAATTTTTGACTACGGCATAATTACCTTCCGTAAAATTCATTGTATCAACAAGTACTGATACCACAGATGAAGTATCGTTGTCGTACTCATAGATAGTTGATGTTTTGTTTCCAATGACAATCTTTGTATTTGCGGGAATAGATTCAGTGAATTGCTCACCGATATAGATTAATTCTTTCATTTCATTCCTTAATTAAACCAGTTATTACGCTTCCTCTGAAGTAGTGTATTCTTTGGTTTAGATACAATTGGTTGTTCTTCCGTGTATTTATCATCAGTAGCATCATCGCGTTTCGGATTTCTTTGTTTTGATACGAATTGACGAAGTTTTGCGTAAGGTTGTGCACCCAATTTGCTGAGATAGTACTCTTTAGCTATCAGGGCATAATTCAAGCAGTCCAGTGATTCATTACGCTTGTAACCTTTCTTCAGTACCCAATAGAGGTTATCCCCCTTTCTTTTAAGTTCTTCGCTGGTCAACTGTTCGAAATAGTCATCTGGTAGCCCATTGGTGAAGTGCAAGTGAGTAGGCATTTCCTCCCATTCTTCTGATACGGCACCATTAAGTAGGCGTCTTATCGTGTTCTTTCCTTCATTAACATTGAGCATTAGCAAGTCATGTCCTCCTACACGACTAGCCTTGAACAAGTCCCCACTTGCTGAAGAACTACCCTTAATCGCGTATACGTTCCTGCGGGTTGATGCATAGCGATAGATAGTAGCAGTGGCATTACCGTTACTACTGTCGATGAATGAACCAAGTACTTTTACCGGGCGACCTGAGACAGTACGTAATGGTGCATTGATGAATTGATCAAGTTCTGTGTAGGCTTTTGCTCCTGGCTTCGTACAATCGGGTGCATAGAAACTACGGTGACCCAGTACGTATACTTTCTTCTCAGAGAAACCGATTGTTGTTACTTCAAGACGGTCTAACTGTTGGTCAATACCATGTGTCACGGCAAGTACTTCATCGGGTATGTTCTTTATGTCGAAAGTACTATCTCGTAGGTTCTCAAGTACTACGAGGTCGATATCAGAGTTCATCTCATCATCCCAAGGTAGACCAAGGGCATTGTTGTAGAAACTCATGAGATCAAACTCAAAGTGTGCCTGTGCAAACTCCGCAACTAACTTTCGAATCGTCGTAATTGGGGAATAGAGCCTAGAGATTTGGAATCCGGCAATGTCTTTTACATCAGGATTACTTGCAATCCACCTTCCCTGTTTAACCATACGTATTCGTTGTGCTTCACTGATTTCGCCATCACATTTTGGACAATGTAAGGTTGCTGTATCTTGATCTGGCATTGCACGACGACCGCCATTAATCTGACGCCATTTGAACCGCACGTTTTCCCATTCAAGTGTATGTTCATGGTCACAATGTGGGCATGGTACAAAGTAGCGGCGTTGATCACTGAGTAAGTACTCATTGCAGATCAAGTCATCTTTAAGCTTTGGGGTACTTGCCACCATGACAAGACCATCAGTGAAAGTACTTGCACGTTGTTCTGCAAGTCTCAAGGGGTTGCCCTCTTCACCATCTGCTTCTACGTTTGATACTTCATCGAGGAATAGCCTCTTGATGGTCTTCCCGCGTAAGGTACTTGCGGCGTTTAAGTTCAGCCAGTACAGGAATGATCCATCAATCATTTGCGTCTGGTCTGCGTTGTTCGCAAAGTTCTTATTGTTCTTGTCAGTAACTATTTCGGAGAGAATATCCGAACGGGAAATCACATTATCAAACTTCCCCGTCTTCATTAGCTTTACTTCTTTTCCAGTACTGGATGCAAATGCCATATTGGAATTATCATTAGCCATAAAGTACATTGCGGCATTAAGCATTACTGTCGTCTTGAGAAGTTGAGCACTTGACTGCATGACCACCTTGACTATTTTGTGATCAGTTATAATGTTCAGTGGCTCTTTTTGAAATTCAAATAATGTAAGCCGTTGTCCACCCATCGGGCCATCTGGGAATGTTAGGTTCTGTTCACACCAATCCGAAGGTTTAAGATTTTTAGGCGGTCGGATCTTCTGAACTGTCCTGTTCAGTATCTTCGTTAAATTGTCCTTGTTCATTTTCTTCCTCTGGCATCTCGTATTCCTGAGAGCCAATTTCATTCAGTACTTCATCAATGAAGCCTGCTAGTTTTTTTTTAAGTTGTAGTGCATCCTCTGATTCAAACAGCACGAGGTAATGTTTTTGGGGGATTGTACGAAGGTAGTTCTTTAGCTGGCTGAAGTACTCAGATAGAGAAAATTCTAGATAGGTAACATCCACTACCTGTTCTAGCTGCTTGGCTAGTTCCAGTTCTGCCTGGGTTGCTTCTGCCTGTAACTTGCGTAACTTCTCGCGATCCATTTGTTCGCGTAAGTCTGTTTCTCTTAGAGGTTTTAGAACGTTCAGTACTATCCACGCTCGGATCTCGTGCTCTGGTAATGACATATCTAAGCCTTTTGGAATCCAAATTTGCCTTACGGTAGACTCATCGTATCCGTATTGTTTTGAAAGTTGATTAATACTTATCATGAAAATAAAATCCTTATTTTTACGTATTTATGGGGATTGGGATGAACCTGGATTACGATTTCGACGTGCTGCATCAGGGGTTGAGTACTTTTTTTGCAGATAAGAACACCAAAGAAAAGATGTCGAGTTTTCTTCGCAAAGATACTAACGACTGGGAAAAATGGTTGCAGATTGAACTAGAGCATCATTTAGAGTCTCACCATGACTATGTTGTTAAAAGAGAAGTATTGGCAAGGGCTGACGGTAGGACTAAATCTGGAAGAATACACATGTATGTCGATTTGCTGATCAGAAAGAAAATGACACGCAAAGATCATTACATGTATGTAGAATTAAAGGTAGGTAACAAGCCTACGGCAGTACTTGAACAACTTATAGAAGATGGTTATAAACTGCGTACTATTGTTGATTCACACTTCGGCTCAACAAATCAAAAGATGCGTTCTTATTGGTGTATCGGATTTTATCAAAACTTCTCGCCTAGTTTAGTCAATAAAGTAGATAAAGTTATCTTAGAAGATTATGCACCTCACCAACCTGTTTTTCATGGTGAAGTGAATTTGTGTAAGTGTCGTTGTAAAAATCATCATGATGACTGCAAAAAGATAGGCATGATAATTATCTAATTTGGTTCGGGGACATATTTTGTCCCTATATATAAATCAAGGAGCACGCTGCGAAAACTCCCGATTAAAGTGGAGCCGAGGAGAAACTAACGTTATAACGTAACACATTGATTGTGTTGACATTCTTTGAGAGTTGTCTTATTGATTGTGCTTTTGAAAAGGAAATTTCAATGACAAGTACAAGATTAGTTTTATTGGCAGCTTCAGCTAAGCGTCGTAACTACTGTATCGCTGGAAGAAAATGGCATGAAAATCAGCACCATATCTGGATCCGTCCTGTAGGTGATAGCCTACCTGATGGTAATGATGCTCTTACGACTAGAGAAATCCAATTTCAAAACTACAGAATTCCTGAAGTGTTGGATATTGTCGATATTCATTTATTGAGAGCAGCAAACCACCCTGTTCAAGCCGAAAACATATTTATCGACACTGCATTCAAATGGAAAAAAGTTGGAAGAATGCCTGTTAGTCATTTAGAGCAATTTGTTGAAACACCCCATTCGCTCTGGCTTAACCCATACGAAAGCTATGGTGTTAATGATAGTTTTCCTTCTAATTTAGTTACTGCCCAGACTAATAGTCTTTATTTTATAAAATTAGAAGATTTAACTATTCGTATAAGTACTTCATCATTTAATGGCAGAAAACGTTTTCATGGGTTATTTAGATATAATTCGGTGAACTACAAAATTTCCATAACAGATACAAATATCTATTCCGAATATGGACAAAAGTCTGAGGGGGACTATCCCTTTGGTGAATGTTACGCTACATTAAGCATGGCTCCTTTCACTGAGCGTAATGAATGTTATAAATTTTTAGCAGCTTTGATAAAAATACAGGATTGATAATGAAAGTATTTTCTATAGGCTTCACAGAAAAACCTGCTGCAAAGTTCTGTAATCTAATAAAATCTCAGCCTGACCTGAAAACTTTAGTTGATGTGCGGCTTAATAATGTCTCTCAGCTTGCTGGCTTCGCTAAGAAGAATGATCTGAAGTACTTCTTAAAAGAAATTTGTAATGTTGATTATGTTCATATGCCTGACCTTGCCCCAACTAAGGAAATGTTAGATCCCTATAAGAAAGGAAATGTTTCGTGGGAAGTTTACGAGAGTAACTTCTTGAACTTGTTGGCAAAAAGAAACATTGAGCGTATTGACAAATCAGTCATTGAAGATAGCTGCTTGCTATGTAGTGAACACAAACCCCATCACTGTCATCGTCGTCTTGTGATAGAGTACTTGAACAGCCATTGGGATACTGATTTTGAGGTTAAGCACTTGATATGATGAAAGTACTGATAATGTATCATCCTGACTTTGCATCAAGGGGAAAGTTTGAGCGTAAACTTTCTCGCATTTTCTCTAAGTCAAATGACTATCAAGTATTTTATTTTGAAGACCATCATAATCTGATCAGTCAGTTTGTTACTGCTGACGTGTTGAACAAACTTGCTCCTGAAGTTTTAGCTGACCCTTTCTCTGTTGACTTAACTCATGCTGTAATCTTTGATTCTGCATTAAAACCTGTATTTATTGCTCCTTACGAAGTTCTATCTGAAAAGATACCTGTTCGATATATCAAAGATAAAATCACTTACGTATCAAATAAAGATAGAGGTGATCACTTCGATACTTATTGTGGTAGAGGCACCCTTTGGGGTAATCCATATGCAATAGGTGCTGATGGTGATCGTGATGAAGTAATACGAAAGTTCAAATATGATTTTGATCGCGATTATCTTAAAGGTGGCACCGAATTTAAAGAAAAGCTGAAGGCATTAAGAGGCCATACTTTGGGATGTCATTGCAAACCTTATGCTTGTCATGGCGATGTGTTGGCACAATATCTAAATGAACTTGATGATGGTGAATAATTCACCATCATTTTAGAACCCATCTGTAATGTGAATTGTACTGTTCATCCCTTCCAAGAACTCATGATTGGTCTGAGTACTGACACGTTGTGGTTCACGCTCTACATGCTCATTGTAAGGGTGTATATCGGCTATACGAGCCGTGTTGATTACACAGCCAGTACTCGACTGTTCATCAAAGTATACCTTGTTGTAATGGCAATCAGGTTGGAACTGCGGTCTGTAATACTTGGTACCATTACGTGTACCAGCATCAAAGAGCACTACAGCTTGGTTATCAACATAGCCAACATAGGCTTTGTCCATCCATGAGTGATGCGGGGTACATGCCGTGGTTAAAGCAATGATTGCTGCTATGAGTAGTTTTTTCATTATTATAATTCCTACATTAATTGTTCTACGTGCGAAAGGCGTACAGGTCTGTACCTGCCAGTATTGATACCAGGCACGATCAGGTTGTTTGTGTATTTGTTCATTTCGTTAAGTACTGCCTGGAAAATTGCTTTACCCTTGTTCCCAGCAGTAAAAGCGGTATCCAATATCAAGCCGTCAAAACACCCTTCCATCACTGCAACTAAGTTAGTTTTTGCCCCACTACCAAGATTGCCCAGCCATAAGTTATAACTTTGGCTTAGTTCATCAAGAAGCCGGTTTTTATGACCATCTATGAGGTTTGGGAAATCCTCGTTGATCATCAGACGTATGAACGGATATGAATCGAGTAACTTACTCAGGTTTGTCTCGAAGCTAAGTACTGAAGCGATTTTAAACCCTATAGGCAGTACCAGTAAGAGATCGTGCTGTTCGATGTATGCCGCTTTGCCCTTAATGAAATGCGATAGAGTGATGATCTGATCAGTACTCTCAATCTTCCCTTCCAGTTGTAGGCCGCAAATCTTCCCGTCTTCTGTGTGTAGCACCGTACAAAACGCTTCCATTTTTTGATATCCGATTTGAATAGATGATCGATAATTGATCAATTTCGATATCAATGGAAGTACACATAGCACTCAATTATCAACTTAAATCATTGAAAATGATCATTTTTATTTGTTTTTTAGCCTTAACCTTGTTAACCATTAAATGCACTGTATATAATTACAGTATATATAGATTGCGAGGACTAAGGCATGGGTAACAAGAACACGTTTAATCCTGCACAAACTTCAGGTGTTCAGTACTTTTGGACTAATGAACGAATAACGGTACTTCATCAAACTGAGGCTTATTTACCGTATATTGAACCAGGCGAAGTACTGCTAGTGGAGACAAAACCCGTTGATGGTCAACGTATGTTCTGGTTCGGGAGGGTTACACAAACTGCCTATTGGTTTGTACTGGATGAACCAGTATCAATTTTTGATATAGGTAGTTGGTTTACGCATCACGAGATGATGTTAAAATTACATGGTGGTGACTTGGATTTTGTCGATATGGATAGGCAAGGTGAGTTGCCGTTTTAGTACTGCCAATTTTAGTAGTGATAAAAAACCTACATTAGCTTTAAAATATCCTTTCAAATTAATTACATTGGTAAACTAAATGAAACGGATTGCATTGGTTTTTCTCTTCATTCCTGTAGTGTCATGGGCTGGGTGCTTTGGTAGTGATGCCTATCAGACTTGTACTGATAATTCCGGCAATACCTACCACGTACAGAGATACGGTAATACAACTAACGTTCAAGGCTATAATTCAAGTACTGGTAGTTCTTGGAATCAAAACAGTACCCGTATGGGAAATCAGACGATGACTCGTGGGCATGATGCAGATGGGAATTCTTGGAACTCTACAACGACCAGTTACGGCAATGGAAACTATAACGTCAGAGGACAGGATTCAAACGGAAATAGCTTCTCTAGAAACTGCAATCAATTTGGTTGTAACTGATAGGACTCGCCATGAACCACGGAGTTTGCAGAACAACCGAATAGTTACGGTTCATGGCGAGAAGGTATATAGTACCAACAAACTGTAATCAGTGGAACCAAACTTAATGGAAGATAATATTTCTGTAAGAAAGCAAGATTCCGATTATTTGACTAAGTTACTTGATAAAGATATTAATGGTGGAGAAATACTAGCAACGTTTTCTTGTGGAAAACTGGTTGAATCAATTGAGTATTTAAAAATAAAAGAAGCGTACTCAAAAGCACACGACATTAGAAAGTTTGAGATTGATCTTTATTGGAAAAGAGCAAATTACTTTTGGGTATTCATGACAGCCTTATCAGGATTGATAGGATTTTCTTTTAACAGTAGCAATGAATTCATAAAGTTGTTAACCCCTGCACTCTCCATAATGGGTTTTATTTTCGGGTTGGCATTCTTGGCAGCTAACCAAGGCAGTAAATTCTGGCAAGAAAACTGGGAAAAAAACTTGGATATGTTAGAGTTTTATATATCTGGTGACCTATACAAAATCACCGCAAAACTGGACTTACCAAAACCATCCGTTAGTAAAATAAACATATATGTAGCAAAGACATTATGTTTGCTTTGGATGGTTGTTTTTATTTACTCACTGTCATTTTCATTTTTCTCAATAGAAAGTTTAAGTCATGCTTTTATCTTCATCTGTATATATTCCTTAATATCAATTGCATTACCTATGTTATTTTGGAATAAAGTAAAAAAATCAAACATTTCGTCTTATAAAGCAGAATTTGACAAGAGAAGTGTTAGCTAACTTCCCACTTCAAACCACTATCACGGCTTTCATGGTCGTACTTCTCTTTAAGTACATCAAGAGTGATACGCTCTGGTGAGTCCCAAGCAAGTTCGGGATAATGAACTTGCTCACCATCTATATAGTACTCAATCCCTTTTTCAGTGTTTCTGATCTCGAAACGCCCTACTTTTAATGTATCAATCTTCATCTTTTCCTCCGCAAACTTTGAGTACCTGAATCGCACTTAGTACTTCGTTTGAATGCTGCGTGAGTAGACTCAGTGCGAATAATGCATCCTTAGTAGGATTGTGATACGACCATACGTTGTGGATCTGTACCGTTCTACCATCCCTGTACTCAAGATTGAAGGAATCAGGTTCTGTAGTACTGATCCGTACTTCATCTGTGACGTACAGAAAGAAGTACTTATCAGATGTATTGTTATATTCGATTCTTAACATGGTAAATCCTCATATGTATCATGAGGTATTTATCATAGCTCTATGAAATTTAATGATTTTGTGATATTAAAATACTTTTGGGTTAAGGAATAAGACCGTGCACACAGAACCTGAAGTCATTAATTTTGGTTTATTTTTAGACGAATTTAACAAAGAATCTGATCGTGGTGCTGTTCTACTTGCAGCTTCAATACTCGATGAATGGTTATATGATATTTTAAATGCATATCTTATTGATGGTAAAAGTAAGGAATCATTACTTAAAGGATTTGCATCGCCTTTAGGAACCTTTTCTGCACGTGCTTCAATGGCTCATACTCTTGGCTTGTTGATGGATCACGAATTCGAAGAAATTAGCATATTACGAAAAATTCGTAATGAGTTTGGTCATAGTTGGGCGGGAGTTTCCTTTGAAAGTCCAAAAGTAAGTTCCTTAATGGATAAGCTTCCTTGGCTAGGGCCTGATGAAGTACCACAAACGGCTAAAAGTAAATTTTCTTTTTTTGTTGCCATAATTTTGTGTGACCTTCTATATAGAAAACGCCTGGTATCCTCAGTCAAATTACAAAAAAGAAGCTGGGGTAGCACAGCACGAAATAAAATAATTGGTAAAAAACAAGATTAAAGGTCAAGAAATGATAAACAAGATATATAATGCCTTCCTAAAAATTTCCATATCCATCCTGTTAGTACTTTCATTGTGGCTCGTAATTAATGGTGCATTGAAAGAATCCCAAGGTCATTTTGAGTTTGGGAACCTAATGGACTTCTTCAATACATTAGGGACGATTGCAACCGCATTCATTGCAATATATGCAATTAAGCAAGCTCCAAACTGGATTAATCAAAAGAAAAGTGAAGACTCCTATACTTTAGTTAAGGAACTAATACTGGATGATTACTATAACTTGAACTCTCACTGGACTGGCGTTAGTTCTTTAGCTCTCTACTTAGAAAGCAATCTTGAGTTAATATCAGATGATGTATCATATTTTTGCACAATCGATGAGTGCAACAAAAACCTTGAAAAAATAAGAGATAGATCAATCACGCCAGTTTTATTGAAACATAAAATAAAAAAACTCACTAAACTAAACTGCACCTTACAGCCAGAGATAATTCAATACCATGAAGACATCATCTCTGTTTACAAGACCGTCTTCAAATCAAACATGATGATCTGGACTGGAATTAAACGTACACTTACAAAATCAGATTTAGAAGTAGATGAATATGATGAGTTTATTGTAAATCTAAAAAAACAAATCGATAAAGTTAAAGACGGCATGACAGTAATGAGTCAAAACTATAAAAACATAGAAAACTTTAGCGATGACCTATCAAATTACTTTTCGATTAAAAACACTAAAAAGTAATATTTTTTGTAAAGTACTCAAGCGTCCTTGAGTACTTCTACATTACCTGCTCTAAAAGCACTTCAAGTACCAGAAGCCGTTTTCGGTCATCGTGAGTGGCTTCAATCTCTTCAAGATTCGGTACTTCGTGCCCATCAATGAAGTACTGAACCTTTCCGGCATCATCAGCCTTCAGTACTTCATATCTATCTACACAAAGGCATTTCATGCATCAAAGGCTTCAGTAACATATTTTTTGAAGGCTTGTTTGGTCTGCTCAACACCAGCCACCATGCAGTACTGTTCGTATACACGTAATGTGATGGTATTATTCATGCGTTCATTCAAATGAAACTTGATACCGTTAAACTGAGCATTCAAAGGATGTGAATCTGAATAATCTTTACTGTAGGTTTGTAAGAATACTTCACGTGCAATCTGTTCAACTGGAAACTTACTGTACTCTTCATTTTGTTTAACTTGCTCTACAACTTCCTTGTATGTATCAGTACTTAACGTTTTGTTAGTCAGTTTCTCAGTATCTTTATACTCATTACCATCAAGCACTATAGAGTACTCTTTGTTACTACTTTTCTTAGCTGAAGTCTTAGTGCTTCCCCCTACGATAGAGAGTAATTCATTTAGTGACTTTCCATACTTATCGGCTAATGCTTGTACTTCATTCTTCATCTCATCGATCTGATCTAGTTGTTTCTTTGCCTCTGACAATTGTAATTGCATGGCATCAAGTTGTTCACGTGTCATTTTGCTGAAGTTAGTAGTCATGATTTCTCTCGCTATTAAGTTAGGTTGATTCGTTGTGTGGAATGCAATCTAATTGTTGATAAAATATATTGCAAGGAAAAAATAACGGCAAATAAAGATTATTTTCAACCCTAGAAGAAAAAAACACACTGCTACTAAAATCAATGAGTTACAGCACTAAAATAAAATTACTGAAGATTCCAATTATATATATCGGTATCAAATACAACTAATCCCCATATTAGTACTGCATGACACTTCATAAATTACCAGTGTTTCATATTGATAGGTATCAGTACTTTTAATTCTGATATATCGGTAAGTACTGAAGCAGTACAAATAGCTGGCGGGTACTTATGCATGATATCTGACCGCACCATCATAGGGGGTAGATTGATCCCTTGATCATGTACTGGACTTAAACAGGCCAGGGCAAGTGAGCGT